GATCAAAGTTTTACCTGATCCAGGACGTCCCCCGATGACTGTAAGTGTATTCCATTCTAATCCCTCTGTTATAGCATCATTAAATTTAGGCCATGGAGTTTGTATAGATTTCTCTTGTCCACTTTGCCTAGCAAGCATATATTTTAAAGCTTCATTAAAAGATTGATATTGTCCATCCCATGCTGGTTTAATCTTACTCATACTACTTTTTCTTTAAATGGTTGATTATCATCTAGTTCTACACCATCTTTAATCATATCACAATAATCAGCTAGTTCAGAATGCTTTACTTTATATTTATCTGTTTTACATATAAAATATTGACTTGTTTTCATATACATATAGTCTTTATCTTTATACTCATTTACATACATGACTGTTGCATGTGCAACTTGTTCCCATGTATAATCATATGTTTCAAAAAACCATCTAAATGCATTTTCTAATGTTTTAACATTTTGTCTACCTGGTTTACCACTTGGTAATTTACCTGCAGGCCATGCTTCTCTATATGTTTTAAGCATGTCCACATATCCTTTACCTAATAACTGTGTAGTAGTTCTTTTTTTAGAAACTTTAAAGTATTGATTGTATTTAACACAAATGCTTTTACCTTTTGGTGTTATTGAATACATTGGTCCTTCTTTATATACTACCAAACCTAATTTAATTAATGTTCCTACATCATATTGTTTATTCTGTATAGGAAAAGAAATACTATTCTTTATCCCATACAAGAGAAGTAATTGGTTCGGTGTAAGCTTGTCTTTTAATATCTTCTGGAATAGCTCTAACATAATTCTTAATATTTTTTTTTAGTTCATCATATGCCTCACATACTTGAGGATCACCTATTTCTAATAAACCTTGTGTTTGTTTAATACTATGTATCACACTTGCATGATGTTTATTAATGTGTGCCCCTGTGTATTGTAATGTAAAACCCATTTTATTACACATAAAACAAAAGAGTTGTTTGAATATTACAAATTCTCTTTTTCTGCACTCTTTTCCAAGAGTTCTCCATCCTTTATATTCTGGATATAGTGTACGCATTGTACCTAATACTAATTTTTCAAGTATTTCTACTGTTTTAATTTGATGGGCTGATTTCATTGCTTGTATTTCATCTTCCCATGTTTTAACATCTACAACGATGTCTGACTTATCACTTATAAGTATACTAATATTTTTTTCATACTTTGATTCAAATTTGTTTTTAAACTTTTGAATCTCATTGGTCATTTTTAAAATATCCTCTTGAAACATATTGATTTATTTTAAGGTTTGTAAAGATACTAAATTTATTGTATCTTTATGTATAATTAAATACTATTATAATGGCTAAAAAGAAAAAAACTAAAAAAGAAGAACCTTTAAAAGATCCAAAAATTTTAACTACTGAAGACAGAGAAAAAGCTGTCAAAAAAATGAATGAACTTTCAGGTTCTCAAGTGCTTACACTTCCTGATGAAGCAATTATTAATATTCCTGTATCAGGATTCTTTAAAAAATCTGTTGAAGGTGTTATGTATTATCTTTTAGAAGATTTAAATGCAACACAAATAATACACGTTATGGAAAGAGTTAAAACAGGTTTTAAAGATATTGATCCTGAAACTGTTACAAGTAGAGAAAAAGCACTTTGGTGTATTATGACTCTTTTATCTGAAATACATTGGCAAGCTGATGCTCAAGGTAAAAATGAAGTACAAGATCAAACAGTTGGTAATTCTATTGCAAGTTTTATTTCTGGAATAGAAGGTGCAAGTAAAGAAATAGGTAAAGAAATAGAAAAAATTCAAAAATCTAAAGAAGATAAATCTAACGAAGATTAATTCCTGAAAAGTCACCTATCTCAATTAATTCTTGAATTACAAGATTTAATTCAGATTTATTACACTTAGCAAAAGATTTGCAGTACTCTGATCCCCCCTTGTTTATGCAGAGTCCTGCTTTTCTTTTGACTTGTAGTTTCATTTCACCAAAACTATATCCTATGTCATTAGCTAGTTCTCTAATCATAGCATGAATCTTTGCAATTTGTGCAGCAGTTCCATTCTCACTAGATATACTAGCAAATATTTCTATTTTAGTTTCTTCAGGTAACTCTTTAATCCAATTTTCATAAAGAGTTCCTTTAGCTTTTATAGTGTGAATGAGTTTTCCATCCACTTTTTTTAATATTGAAAAGAAATTATTTTTCAAAATATAAATGTTAATACTATTGTTAATACAAATATAATTATAACAATATATGGTAAATTTTCTTCTATCATATCATTAAGAATTTTCATGATTTTCTGTTATTTCTTTTTCTATTTCATACATGACATCAGGACATAATTCATAGAAAAAATTAGCCATATCAACTTGTTCATCAGTTGACATATTTATTTCATCATTCCATAAGTAAACAGCATGTACTTCTACTGTTGATCCTGTACCAGGATAATCATGCGTAGCTGGTTCAGCTGGCACGTAATTATATTCTATATCTAGATCCCATTCATTTATTTTTTTTGAGTACGTATTCCTTGGCATTTTTCTTTTTTTTATTATCTATATTATTCTCTTTAAACCAAATGTTCATAAATTCATGCGGTGTACCTTGAAAATCTCTACGTATCATTTCAAGATATATTTCTTTCATTAATCCCATTTTTAATATTTTTTAACATTAAACGTGCAGGAAGTACTTTAGTAAAATTACAAGTTGTACAACACCTTCCTTCTTTATTATATAATGGTGATGGATTATGTCCATAACCTTCAAATTCTTCTTTACATATGCAACAATTTTTATTTTCTTCCATAATGATAAAACCAACAGCTAAAGCATATTATTTTAAATATTACTAGCTCTATGCTCATTTTTTAATTTTTTTATTTATCCAACAACTTATTTGTGTTGTTACATACATTCCTAAAGCAAATGAAGCCCCCATTAATATGAAGACTCCTGCCCATTCTAATAAATTTACCATCTTTTATAACTATTTATATTATTTTTAATTTTTCTTGTAAAATATCTTGTCAAAGAATCTGGACAATCATATTCCCAATAACCATCTCTATGTACTATAACACTATAATCATGCATATTATAATTAGGATGATCAAATGTTGCAACAATACGTGGTTTTCCATAGTCTAAAAAATATGAAGCACTAACATTTCTTCTTTTCTTTTGTAATACCCATTCATCTCTTCTTGGAACATATCTAAAATGCATTTCCATTACAGTATTATCACTCCATCCATAATTATGATAATAATAATTATTATTACCACTAATTGCATCTAATAATGCTATACCAAACCAAAAATTATAATTAGGTTTTTGTACATGATGATTATGATGCTTATTTTGATGTTTATGTTTATTTTTATGTTTTGGTTTTTGAGCAAAACTAATACTTGATATTAATAAAGCTAATAATATTACTTTTTTCATTTTTAACTATTTAAAGGATTATAAAATTTAATTTTTTCTTGATCAAATGTAGATAGTGCAGCATTAACCCACTTAACATCTTGACTATTTTTATAACACAATATATGGCAAATTGCAGTCTCACTAGGATTTAGGCGCAGCAAACGTCCTATTCTTTGTGCTGACTTACGCTCATTGCCATATGCATGCATTATAATACCTTGTTTTAAATTAGGTATTGTTACACCTTCACTTAATTGTAATACACAAGACAGTTTATCTATTCTACCATCACTGAATAACTGTAAGTTATCTTCTGATGCACTATTTTTAGAATGAAAACTGTGTTGACACATTCTATCCGCTTGTGCTTGTGTATTAGCAAAGACAATACATTGATCACTAATATTTCTCATCAAACCTTTAGCATATACTTCTTTGGTTGGATAATCCATCATAGCTTTCATTCTCATAATAGAGAGGAATTGTCTTTGTTTAGGTGTTTGAGCATCTCCCAATGCTCCTGTATAGTACTGATAATCAGCTAGTTCTGAAGTATACCATGTTCTTCCATCTTTAGTAGATTTCTTCACATTCTTTACTTTAGATAAATCTAATTCATGTACTATAATTTGATAGTCATTAAGTATACTGTTGTCAGCTGCATCATCTACGCTAAATGTATATTTAACAGGACAATACTTATTAACCATCTTTAATTTTTGTCCATTTTTAGGTGGTGTACCGGTTAAGCCTAGTATTCTACCATTAAATTCAGATAAAAACTTTTCATGTGATTCTAATAAACTATGACATTCATCTAAATAAACTATATCATAATCTTTTGGATTCTTTTTATTTAATGATAAATATGTTGTATAAATTATATGATCTTCTCCTATTTTTTCTTTACCTAATAGTTCTAGTTCTTTGATCCAAGCAGTCATAACTGACCATTTAGGAACAACAACTAAAACTCTTATAAATGGATCATATAGTTTTAGCAAGTGTTGAATAGCAATTCTTGTTTTACCAACACCCATAGATATACCGAGCGTTGCTCTACTGTTATTAATTGCTATGTCTAAAGCATCTTTTTGTACTTTATCTCTTGAGATTTCTTTCACTTCCATTTAATTTAAACTTATATCATTATCTTTTAATAGTTTATATAATTGAGAGTTAGAGTTTATTTCATCTATCTCTTTCATTCTTTTAACTAATTCATCATATTGACTATCACCAATAGAGTGCATTTCTTGTCCATCAACTTCATTTATTATATGTAATAAAGTTTCTTGATCTATAATCTGAGGATTCTTTGACAAAAATTGTGCAAGATGTAATAAATCTTCAGGTGGTAAGTTGTTTGCTAAATATTTTAATAATTCTATCATATTCTTTTAATTGAAAATCCTAATTCTTCTGCCTCTATTGGATTTAATTCTATCCAATTGTGACAAGTTCTACATACTGATAACCAGGTACTTACATCATTATGATATATACCTCTACCTTTTTTATGATGTACATCTGTTGATTTACTTCCACATCTAGGAAGAGCAGCTTGACACATAGGATAGTCATTAAGGAATACCCTCCTTAATTGACTATACTTTGCATCAATTTTCTGCATCTTCTTTGATTTCTGTCTCATTTTACACTTAAATAGTTTTTTGGTAATAATCCTACACCTATAAACTTTAGAATAACATCTTCATAAGTTAAACCTAACTCTTTTAAAGTCATTTTATTCTTATAATCAGGTAAATATTCAAAAGGCATTTCATATATTTCTTTACCTAATTCTGATTTAGCAAATATACGAAAAATTGGTTTAGTTTGTTGAAATGAAACATATTGTTTAAGCTCATTTACTACATTTTGACCACGCTTCCAAACTTTAGTTATTCTTCTTTTCTTGTCCCAATGCATATTTTGTATTTCATCAGATTTATACATCTTTAACCCATGCAATATCTTTTTAAATAAAAAATGTTGTTTAGGATTTAATTTAGTATAAGTAAAATGTTTTTTTGGTAATTGTACAAATAATTGATATTCAGACAGCATACCTAGATAAGAATACCTAGCTATTTGTCTTTGTTCCTCTAATTTATTCAAATGAGGTCTTAAATTTTCATATTGATCTTGAGTAAGCATATTTTTTTGTTATTATTAAGAGGTTTATAAAAAAGAAAAGGGCTAACCATGACGAAAGCCCTTCTCAAATGAACAATTTAATCAAAAAGATGTGAGGTAACAAAGTCCACATCTAATCAAATCAAGTGTGATCAGTCAAAGTTGATCAGTCTTATAATTCAAAAGATTCATTTTCCATTACTACTTCTTCTTCCTGAGTTTCTTCAACTACTTCTTCTTTCTTTGCTTTCTTATCAGATTTTTTTTCTAATAATTCATTAAGCTCATTTTGATTTATAGTTTTAGATTTCTTAGGAGCAGCACCACCATTAGCTTCTCTGATTTCATCACCATTAACATGTCTTATAACATTATCTGTAGACTGTCCTGATGGATCATAAAATACTTTTCTATATATAGGAAGTTCTTCACCTGTATTAGTGTCAACACCTTTACATACTATACCAGTGTCACCAGCTATTTTAAGATCTCTATCTGGATCATTATCATTAAATGGAGTCATTTGTTCTTGTACATATAATATACCAGCAAGTTGTTGATTACCTTCATAACCTAATGATTGTAAATCTTCTACAGTACCATGTACTAATGTACTTAATACTTTTCTGTTTACCCATCCATTTGTACCAAAAGATGTTTTTTCCTGAGTTAATCTTATATGTCCATATTCTGGATTATTTTTAGATACTCTAATTGCATTACCTTGTTCGTCAGGACTTATCCTAACATTACTTGAATTTGTTTTCATGTTTAAAAAATTATTTATTAAAATTATTATTGATTGTGTGTGTGTGATTATGTATCATCACGATGAAAGTATTTATCTTCCAACTTCTCTATATCCTTGATTTCATCAAGATTGGGTTCTCTTTCATTAAATTCCCAAACTTCTGGTTCATCAGGTTTTTCTCTTCTATTATTTGCAAGAGTAGATTTATAAAAAGGATTAGTTATATCAGATGTGAATTCTTTACCAAGACCATTGAGTTCTCTAAAATCTTGCTCATCAAGCTCAAGATATTGTTCTAGAGACATCTCTATTATTCTTCCGTTAGGTAATTGGTAAATCATAGCACAAAAGTATACTATTTTATTTACTTTACATAGTCAAAAAACTTGACTAGTGCATAAATAGAAGAGTAGTATAGCTATCATGCTACAATAAATTTTCTACCAAACCTCTTTATATACCCTTTTTCCTTCAATTCTTTAATTTTTCTACTGATTGTACGTGGATGCACATCACACAGATCAGCTAAAGTGTTTACTGAAGGAAAGCAGGTTCTATTCTTATTACAATAGGTGCATATAACAGCATATACACCTTTTGCTTGTATAGATAGTTCTGGATCAGTAACTACATCTTTATTTACTATTCCAAAGGTTTCCATAATCCCATAATATTAGATCTCTTTACTCTTACTTCTTTATATTCTGTATCTCCATCATCTTTAATTCTTAAGCAAGCATGTATTATATATTCACTTGCATAAGGATTAACTCCATCTTGATAATTAGTATCATTTATGATTCTACCTTTAATATGACCATGCTCATCCATAAGTTTTGCATCCTTCATCATATCCTCTTGACATAAATCTTTAAGATCATATTTATTATCTTTAGGATCAAACCATACAAGATCTGTTTTTTTAAATAGTATGTGATCTCTTTCATTTACTATTTCATCTAATATTGCACCTCTTTGTTCATCACTGAGATGTGATATCATCATGTTTAATATAAAGTGTGATGTATTGTGTCCTAATATACCTGTACATTCCATGATTGTATCTTTTACTATTTTATATGTTATTTTTTCTATATTCATTTGATTATTATTATTATTTTTATTTTTATTCAGTAAAAGAATGGACAAAGGGAATTAAATCCCGTAGCTATTCTTTCATTAACTCCCTCTATCACTACTCACTCAAACAGAACAGGCATCTCAACCCGCTCAACTATTACCAACAGTACTATAACATAAATTAATATTATAGTACTGTTAGTTAGACATCAGTGTCACCATGCAACAACTTTATTTGCATTATATCCTTTATCATCAGCCTCAGATTTTTTTACTAACACCATTCTACTAATATCCATATCTTTAAACTGTTTTCTAAATCTAGAACCAGCTTCTTGTAAATCTCTCAACATATGAATATTATATTTATGACCAAACATATTTAGACCATGGAATTCCACTTCTTTTTTTACACTAACTCCCCATAAACTTAGAGTAAGATCAGTATCATTATCAACTTCAAATTCAAAAGGACCAATTATATTATGATAAACTTTAATTTCATTCATTTTTTTCTCCATCCATTTAGGTGCATCATATGTGTGTTCAAATTTTAACACAGTTGTTTTACTATCAGTATAATAAATACTTGATACCATACCACCAAAGTATTTATTATGTATAAATAGTTTTTTACCTTCATGACATATACTAACAGATGCATCATGTCCCTTAAAAGACTTACCTCTATCAACTTTTAATATATTACCATTCATATTATCAGCATGATATATCTCACCACTTGGTCTTTCTTTCTTTGTACTTGTTATTCTTTCATTTAGATCTGTAAGTACTTCTAGAGCTAATTTTGTATTAGAGTATATAAATTTTTTCATTAATTATTATTTAAAAGTGAGTACATATTTTTCACGCAATATGTTAGCGTTATGTCATTAGTAGAGACAATCCTCTCTATCATCTCTACTAATAGTGTGTTACTGAGTAAGTGTGATTATTTAAATAACCACTTCCAAAATCCCAGCGTATAAAGGAGATATGTTACTATCTCAATTATAAGAAAATATGTCTCTCCAAATGGCTCAGGTGCAAATAGTATACTAAATGCAAGAGCAAGTGCAAGACATGTTAATACTGTTGCAAATGCAGGTGCTAAGATAAGAATAGCTATCTTAAGCGGTAAAATAAGATTCTTCATAATTATATATTTAAGTGAACATTAAT